CAGAGGAATACCCCGACAAGGCGATTGCGGCTTCGGCTGTTCTTGCTGGAATGAAGATGGCGGATCCCGCCATGGTGATTCACGCAGACCGAACGGAGACAGACAAACAGGAAGGAGAGGCAATGGACGAGGAGCTGCGCCTGAGTCTCGCCAAGCGCCTGGGTCTAGCCGACGATGCGACAGAGGAGCAGATCCGCCTCAAGCTCGCGGAGCCGGTGAACGAGGAGACACCACCCGAGGGTGACGACGGCGACGATGACAACGGCGATGGCGACGAGGGTGAGGAGGGTACGGGCGAAGGCTCAGGTGAAGAGAGCCAGTCCGAGACCGTCAGCCTGGATCGCCAGACCTACGAGCAACTCAAGCTCGGCGCTTCTCTTGCTCAGAAGCACGAGCGGGAGCAGCAGACCGGCCGCATCAGCGCGGCCGTCGAAGATGCGGTCAAGGATGGCCGGATTCCGCCCGCTCGCCGGGAGCACTGGACGAAGGCGCTCAAGGCCGACTTCGACGGCGCCAAGACCGTCCTGGACGGCCTGGAGAAAGGCCTGGTTCCGGTCACGGTGCGCGGATCGGCTGGTGGCGGCGAGGAGGAAGGCGTCGGCAACCAGAACGATCAAGCGTATCCGGACGACTGGTTCCCGGAGATCAAGACCATCCGCGCTCAGGCCAACAAGGATCGGCGCGTCGTGAACGCGAAGGAGGGCTAGGCCGATGGCAAACGATCTCATCCCCTACAAGCGACCTGGTGAAGACGTCACCGGCTACTGCGTCGCTGCGGTCACAGGTAAGCGCGCCGTCCAGATCGCTGCCGCCAAGCCGGCAGGCGAGAAGGCCGAGGGCGTCGCCTTGACTGTCGCGGCAACCGGCGGCGGCGGCACGTACCGCGTTGCACTTCCGTCGGGAGCAGGAGCAAACGGCGGCGCGGCCAAGATGATCTTCGGCGTCGCCAAGTACGACGCCGCGATCAACAAGCTCGTCGGTGTCGCACGTGGCGGCATCGTTCCGATCACGGCATCCGCCGCGATCACCGCAGGACAAACGTTGCAGGTAGCAGCCGACGGCACGGTGGTTCCATTCTCTACCGGCGTCGTCATCGGCACCGCTTGCGACGACTGTGCAAACGGAGCTGACTGCGAAGTCGCTCTCAACATCGGGTAGAAGGGAGGGAAAATGAAGAAGGACACAATCGCCAGCGACATCGTCTGGATTCCCGGTCAGCCGGGAATCGTCCGGTCGCGTGGCCACGTCGAGGCGAGCACCGTTCCCAACCCTGTCGCTCACCCGCTCGGGCCGCCAACGATCTCGGGTACAACCTACTCAGTCGATCTGGCGCTGAACCAGCCGACGCGGGTGACCAGAGCGCTGATGGATCTCACGCTCCAAAGGTTCTTCGCGGATCGCGTGTTCACATCCTCGGGCGGAGTCAGCGGCGGCGCGGTCGTCTATGACGAGCTGCTTGCCAACGATCTCTACTCCGACCGCGACATCCAGCGCGTTGCGCCTGGTGACGAGTTCCCGCTGGTCACCAGCTCCCGCCGCGCGCCGAGAGTCGCAGAGGTCGAGAAGTGGGGCGGCAAGTTCTTCGTGACGGTGGAGGCTCGAGATCGCAACGATGTCTCCGTCTTCACGCGAAACGTCCGCATGCTGGCGAACACCATCGTGCGGAAGATGAATCAGCGGGCCGTCGAGGTTCTGGAGGCAGCAGTTCAGGCCTCCCCGAACCGGCTCGTGGTCGGAGTCAACTGGGCAACAGTTGTCACCGGCGGCTCGTCAACGTCGAACTCGACTCTGTGGCCCGCGTACGACTTCAGCCGTGCGCAGGTTCAGGCCGAGACCGAGGAGCTAGGCATCGTCTACGATCTCTGGCTGCTCAACCCGCAGGAGTACCTGCAGCTGGCGCGGATCTACGGGCCGGCACTCAACGATCTGCTCGGGTCGATGGGCATCTCCATCTTCGTGTCCAACCGCGTTCCGGCCGGTAGCGCGTACGTGCTACAGGAAGGCCAGGTCGGCCAGATGCGCGTCGAGCAGCCGTTGGCGACGACGCAGTGGTACGAGCAGGAGACCGAGCGGTTCTGGACGCAGAGCAGCGTTCGCCCGCTCATGTTCGTAGACAATCGGTTCGCCGTCCTCAAGTTCACGAACCTGGCCGGGTAGGAGGAGACATGGCAGAACTTCACGGAGCGGATCCGAACGCAGCAGCAGCGGATTACGACAGCCCAGACGAGTACGGCGGTCAAGGTGACGACCGCATCGTACGCGCTCTGAGTCTCGCGTACACCGTTGCTGTCGAGGATCCGTCGGGCATGAAGACGGTCGAGCTTCGCGAGGCCAAGCGCGGTGAGACCGTCACCGTCGATCAGATTGGCACGTTGGCCCTGCGCAAGGGCGAGTCGTCGCATGCTTTCTACACCGACGACGAGCGCGAGAAGGTCGAACAGGGCCAAGACCCCGACTCAATCGGCACCGGCGCGTCTGCGTCCGGAAGCTCCATCAGCGAGATGGGCGAGTACGAGCTGGCCGAGTACATCAAGGGATCCAATCCGGACGGCAAGGAGCTGACCGTTCAGCAGACGGTCGATCTGGCCGGCAACGACAAGGATCTCGCTCATCGCGTTCTACAGGCCGAGAACATCGCAACCGATGGCGAGCCGCGCAAGGGCGTCGAGACCGGCCTGACCGCAATCATCGAGGGCTAGCCCATGGCCGTCGAGTACAAAGCTCTGACGTATGTCAATCTCCCGTTCCTGGATGGGAACGGGAGGTTGTATACACCAGGGCAGACAATCCCGGCTGACGCTTTCGAGGAGTCAGCGCGGATGGCCGCAGAAGCAATCAACGATCCGGACACCGAGATCACGTCGGCTGAGGATCAGATCGCTGAGCTGATGCAGTACGGTAGCATCAGCGACGACCCGGATGCAGAGCTACATCCGGCTCACGTTCCGGTCGATCCTGGTCAACCGACCGTCTACGGTCTCGCTCAGCAGGCGCAGCAGTTGATCAGCCAGATGGAATCGGAGGGCAAAGAAGTTCCGCAGGAGCTTCAGGTCTTCGCCGACGCCATCCAGAACATCCAGGCCGATGACGCAGCGTCAGGGGGTGATGCGAGTGCGTAACGGAACAACTCACTGGATCTGCGAGAAGTGGAGCGAGGAGGCCTGCGAGTTCACTCGCAAGAAGCTCTGGCTTCCCAAGTTCGCTCCGGTCGGCTCGGATGAGCTGCGTCGGATCATCGGAGAAGCTGAGGAAGTCAAAGAGGTTCATGGCAACATGCTCCTCAACGAAGGCATCCAGCGTCTGCAAGACATGACGATGATCGCAACGGTTCTCACGAATCAGACGGCCGGCAACCCGTGGTCGAATGCCAACGCCTTCCTCGGCGTCGGGGATTCCAATACGGCGGAAGCTGCGACGCAGACGGATCTGCAGGCCGCGACCAACAAGTTCTACAAGGCGATGAACGCGACATACCCGTCGCGCTCGAACCAGACAGTCAGCTTCCAGTCCGACTTCACCGGCACCGAGGCGAACTATGCCTGGGCCGAGTGGTCGGTCTCGGCCGGTGCGACGACGGCATCTGGTGCTGGCTTCACGGTTGGTACGACCAACCTACAGCGCAAGGTCGCCGCGCTCGGGACGAAAGCCTCGGGAACATGGACACTGACCGCACAGGTCACGTTCTCGTGATGCAAGGTGGGTGGCTTCCATCCAATTGAAGCGCTGAGGCGAATCTGGACGCCTGAGCGTGAAATAGATCAGTTGTTCGCGGATCTCGCTCCAGGTACGGCACTGGATAGCGAGATCCGCGACTTCTTTTGCCGCATCATCGACAAGTATGGTACCGTCGAGTTAGACATCACCGATCCGCCTCGGCATTTCATGGTCAATTGGAATGTGATCCACACGCCGCCTCCGAACTCTCGGCGCATGGTGACGATCTGGAAATCACCAGACCAGGGGCAGAATGGGCACCACAGCTAACATCGGGCTGCGTTACCCCGAACTGGCGGATCCGCCGAACGTTCAAGGGGATTTGAAGAACCTCGCGCAGGACGTGGACTCGAAAATCCCCGCCGTGCCGATTGGCATGGCTCTGGAGTGGGACTACGCTGCCGCGTCGATTCCGTCCTGGTCATTGCTCTCGTATGGTCAGGCGATTTCGCGGACGACGTATGCCGCTTTGCACGCGCTCGCGTCGGCTGCGAGCTATCCGCATGGCAACGGAGATAACGCGACGACGTTCAACGTCGCGGACAAGCGCGGCCGGATCTCGGCCGGGAAAGACGACATGGGCGGCACCGCGGCGAACCGGATCACGGCGGCGGTCTCGGGAACAGCGGGCACCGTTCTGGGAGCGGCCGTCGGTAATGAGGGCGTGACATTGGCGACGGCTCAGATACCGTCGCATAACCATTCCGCCAATACTGACTATTTCAGTTCTAACCATACCCACAACGGCACGTCGGGGACGGTCAACTCGAACCACACACAC